TGCAATTGTATCAATTGTATCTGTTCCTGTAGCGTAAGTTACATCCGTTGCTGCGTTGTAATCTCCGTAATTAATAAAGTAGATAGCATCTAATCCACCTACTACGTCTTTGCAGACTTCTAGTCTACCTGTTGTTATTTCGCACATATTTTGTTTTTTTAGAGTAAATAAAAAAGGGAAGGCACTTTACCTCCCCTTTCAATTATTGTCTGTTAATATTAGTTCGCAGAGTTTGTGATTCCGTAAGAAACTAAATCTGATGCAAATCCGTATTTAGCATCTGCAGTGAAACGCATAATTACACGAACATTTTGTGAACCATCCAAGTCACCCATATCCAAAACTTTCACTTCGTTCATATCGTTCAACAATCCTGTTGCAAAGTACAAGTTAGATTTCTGAGCAAGTAAAGCTGTGTTAGAAGCTAATCCGTTAGCTAAGAAGATACGAACCCCATCAAAGTACAAGTCATTCAATGTTTGGTTTGTTCCTTTGTTGTCGTAACCGTTAGCACCTACTCCTGATGCAGCAAATCCACCCAAAGCACGTACATAAGCACGGTAGATGTTGTTTGAAACGTAGATATGTAAATCTTCTTTTCCGTAGATAGAAGCAGGAGCAGCATCAACGATTTTACCTAACTCAGCGATAACGTTAGCAGCAGTAACTGTTGTACCTGCAACTTCTTGTGCAGAAGGTAAAGTAGCATCTGTTGTTAATTGTGTCATAATTCCTGCGAACTGACCTGCAGTTGCATTAACACCATTCCAAATAGATGTCTCCATTGCAGCAGCAACTTTCTCAGCAGCGTGTGCCAATAAGAAGTCTGTAAAGTTTTTCGGCATTACTTCGAATGCTGAGTAACCCATAGAGATTGCTTCCCAATCAGATACGAAGTCTTTTTTACACAATTGTAAGTTAACTTGGAATTCTTCAGGTTGAAGGATTTTCTCAGTTAATGTTACTGTAGATGTAGCATCAAAATCACAAGTAGCGTTTTTAACGATATCGTCAGTAGCTACTCTTTTGATTACTTGTTTGAACTTTACGTTAGGAACGATTGTAATTCCTCCTTTGTCCAATGTTGGTGCAGACAATAAAGCTGCTGCGATGTACTTACCTGCAAACTCACCTGCGTAAGTTGTAGTAATTGATGTTGTAGTTGCCATTTTTTATAAATGTTTATTAGTTAATTATTTGTTTAATTTTTCAAAGATTGAATCGATAGTTGAACGACTTCTGTTTTTCTCAAAACGGAAAGGCTCTACTACATTCGTGTTTTCAGGATTAAAGCTAATCGGTTTAGGCTCTTCTGAAAGTTCGGTTACCTCTTCTGTAACTTCGTCAACTTTAGAAAGCAACTCCAATTGAGCTTTCAATTCAATATTTTCGTTTTTAAGTGTTTCGATTTCTGAGAAGAAAGTTTCTTTAACGATTGATTCGATAGTTTTCTTTGCAGTTGGTGCTGCAGCTTCTGCTTCAACTTCTACTTCAACTTCAGGAGCTTCTGCTTCAGGAGCAACTTCTTCAACTACTGCTTCTTTAATCTCAGCAATAATTCCTTCTACTGCTACTACTAGAATCATTCCGTTTTCTAATTCGTACTCACCAATCGGTAATGGAATTTTTTGCTCGTCTTCTGTTACAATGAAAACTTCGTTGTCCATTTCAAATGCGTCTGCTTCAAGAATTGTAGTTCCATCGATTAACTTCATTTGCTCTAATTTCACTTCCATTCCTAAAAGTGATTTGATTTTGTTAATTGTGCTATTTTTCATTTTTGTCTTTTATTTAGATTTAATTATTTCTTCAAGTTTAGCAATCATTTTTGCATTTGAATCAAATACATTACTTGCTGACTTGTATGTAGGACTTTGATTAGGGTCTAAACCTAATTCTTGTACTTGTTTTTTATATAAATTATAATTTCTAAATGCATCATCTTGCATTTTACTTAATCTGCGTCTAGCGTCCTCAGCATTTTTAATGATTAATGCTTTACTTTTCATTAAATCTTCAATTTGAGCTTCATATCTTTTAATGATTGCATCTTGACCTTTTGATTCATTAATGTATTTTTCTAAATCTTCTATTGCTCCCAATTCAATTTTCTCTGAAGCTAACTCTGTAGCGTTACCATGAATTTCTGAAACTTTACTAAATACTTCTCTTAATCCCATTTTGCTTTTATTTTTAAAACGATTATAATTATATTTTTGTTGTATTTTTATCCGTTTTGACGTACTGTAGTTCGGACTCCTGCGTTCTCAGTTATCGTAACTGAATCAATGCCTTGTACCACTCCTATGCCTTGCGCCTGTAAACTTCCATCACAACATTTAGTGGAGTAAGTTCCGTTTTCACATAGACATCCTCTGCGTCCTCCTTTTGGACTAGAGTAACTTGGTGTTTTAAATTTATCTTTCATTTGTTTTTTATGTATTTATTTTTAACCAAGTATTTTTTGAACTTGATTTAATTCTTTCACAATTTGCTCTCCTTCTAATTGTGAATACTTATAAAGATTGTCCATTGCTTTTTTAAAATCAGCGGGTACAGGAACTCCTAAATCTTTTAATTGTTGTTCAATTTTAACTCCTTGTTGATAGAATTTTTGTGCTTCGAAAAATGCTTTATTTCCTATTTTTACTCCTTCATTAACATTACTTAACGCAGCCATCGCTTTTTGAAAAACAGAATCATATTGTTTTTTTACTGATTCACTTGCGGTTGTTATTTCATCTAATGTAGCTAACTCTACTTTATGACTTGCTAATTTAGCCTCTACCTTTGCAGTAATATCTGCAATAATTAATTCTTTAGTTGTTTTCATTTTCTAAAATTATTTGTTTGATTTTTTCTAATAAGATATCATCCTCTGACATCTGAGACATTTCTAATTTGTCTGCGAAGTAACCCTCAATGGAGAATCCTTTTACTTTACCTTCCTTGACATCATTCCATACTTCATCATTGTTTACCTTCATTGAAATCATCCAAGTTCCTTTTGGTAAACTGAATCCGTATTTAGCAGACTTATCTTGCTTCTCGTCCTCGATTATCCAAGATTCTACAACTGACATTCCTTTTAGTTTCTTGTCGTGTTCGTAGGTAGCGTTGTTTTGATTTGAGTTCATTAAGAATAGCTCTGATGCTTGACGAACTGTGTCCTCAGAAAAGTAAATGTAGTATTCTTCTTTTGTCTTAGGGTTAACTCGGTAGATTTGCTTGTTAGGAACTAATGCAGCTCCCATAATTATCTTTTTCTCAGCGTCTACTTCTTTAAGTTCTATTTCGTGTTTTGCTAGTGCGATAAAGTTCTCTTCAATAGCAGGAGAATGAACTACAGAAACTGCGTCAATTCCGCTAAGTGAGTCCTTTTCGTCAATTACTAATTCTACAATTTTCATAACTTTCTAACGATTTTATTGTACTAATGTTGCATTTTCAATCCTGTTTCGGTCTAGTGATTGAGCAGTTGTCATATCACCTGAAACCACATAAGCCTTTGTTGGTTTTTGCTGAAGTTGGCTAAGTTGATTAAGTCCTGAGTTTCCAACTACGTTAAAGTTTGGTGAGATTACAGAACCACCACCTCCTCCACTTGCGGGAGTATTACCACCTCCACCTGTTGGTGAACCACCTTCAAACTTTTGTTGAGTTATTTTAGCTACGTTTGCCAATCCTGATGCTACTGCTATACCTGCTGCGATTGCTCCACGTACAGGTGAACTTGGGTCAGGTATTGGGGTAAATTGTGACGCATAAGCTGCAGTTGCACTTTGGTAAGTTGTAATTAAAGCACTTGCAATGTTTGCTGCTTTCTGAATGTTGAATGCTTTCTTAGCTGCCTTCTCACTTCGCTTTCCAAATAGTTCCGTGATTTGTGCAATAGTGTCGAATCCTGCTTTTGCTAATTCTACTTTTTTGGAATGTGCTGCTTCATCTATCTGAGATGCTCTTGTCGCTTTTGCTTCTAGTATAGCCAGTTCGTGTGCTGCTGCGTCTGTTTGTAGTTTTGTAGTAGCGTCAATGTGACCTTGCAAAGTAAGCTCTGAGTGTTTTAATAAAGCAGCCTTCTTGATTTCTAATTTATCGTAGCTCTCAAATTCTTTCTCTGTTTCTTTCTTGACTTTTTTATTTCTATCTTCTAATGCTTGAGCTGCTTTATCTGCAGCATCTTTGTCAATTTGCTTAATAGAAAGTTGGAATCCTGCTCTTTGGTTTTTAAGCTCTGCTAGTTTCTTTTTAGTTTCGTCAATAGTTTTATCTGCTTCTGCTTTTACTTCGTTAGGGTCAAATACTAAACTCGCAATACCTCTGTTTAATCCTTTTCGTAATCCAAAATCCTTTCCTAATGCAGAACCAATACTATCAATTGTGCCTAATAAAAGTTGTAAAGGTGCAGTTAAGAATGTTATAATACCTTCCAGGATATCTCTGTTTCGTTTTGCTGCTGCTACTTGTGCTTTTTTAGTTTCTTCCTGTTGAACTATCGTAGCTTCCGTTGCTGCAATAACTGCGTCAATTTGCTTTAACTTTAATTCTAGGATTTGCTTTTCAGTTTTACCTTGAAGTTTTAAGATGTTATCTTGTCCGTCAATTGCTTCTAACTTTGCTTCTTGTGCAACTAAGTTAGCATCCGTTTTTGCGTTTAAGTCTGATTGAGCATCACTAACTCCACCAACTGCAGATTTAATATCACCCCAATATGCTGCTAAGGTTCCCAATGCAACCACAAGTAATCCAATACCTGTAGAACCGATTGCAACCTTCATCGCAGCACCAAATGCCTTAATAGATGGAATAGCTTCTCTAAATCCTTTAACTCCTTCCGAAATGGCAATTGCAGATTGTACTTTAAGTAAAGTTTCTTCAAGTTGTGCAGATTCAACTCCCATTGCACCCATAGCACCTTGAGTTATTGCAAATGCCGATGTTGCACCTTGTAACGCACCACCAAGTTTTTTCT